CGTGGTTCTGTTTTAAAACCACTGTTTGCTCTATCTTCAGCAGCTGCAGGAGCTTCACCTTTTATAGGTTTATGTGAATTAAATGTTCTAGATTGAATAGTTCCCATTACAATTGGGTCTTGTGCAAATTTACCATCTGCAAAAAATCCAACTACCCAAGAACCTACTAAAAGTCCTGTAGCGCTTTCTGCTATTCCACTAATTGATGCAGACGTAATAGGCATCATTGGTGTGGCCCATGGTAAATCTTCTGTCGGTAATTCATTTAATTTATCATTATGATAACCTATACATCTAACTTTTACGCGACCTAATTCTTCGGGGTCTGAAACATCCTCGACTACTCCTGTAAACCAAACCATTGATTTTGTAATTCCATCTATCATAAATCTAACCTCTTCAATCTTAATTTACAAAAATAATCCCCTTGGTCTACTCTGTGTGTGCATGCAGTAATTAAATATATGCCTGAAAGATGTTCATCATATCCTGAACCTATTTCAGGGTCTATTGCTTTAGGAATTTTTATTTCAATTCGTCTTCCACATCTTAAGCCTGGGTCACCAAAAACTGTTATGTCATGAACCATATTGTCTAATAAAATTTCATTTGCATCTCGTTTATCTACACCTTTACTTTGTGCTTGTCCGTAATTAATATTACTATCAAAACTTGCTTGATTTTTAGATAAGTATCTTATTCTTTGTCTGAAGGCTATTCCTAAAGCAGTATTTTCATGTCCTAATTTACCACCAAACCCTTGAGTATCTTTATCGTAATTATAAATTTTTCTATTCTTTATAAAAGATTTATTAGACAAATCAACAAAATTAGTCTCTGATGCAAATGCTCCTTCACGTCCTAACTTATATTTTGACAAACCCATCTGTGATTCTACATCTATTATTCTTTTACTTTTTTCTTCGAATGATGTTTGTTTACCATCACCGGCTTGACTTTTAAAATCTTTTACTGCGTAATACGTTCTAAATATTGGTCTACGTGTCATACTCAAAAG